TTAACAAAAAACATTGCTAAAGCTCCTGAATATAAATTCAAAGAGCTACAGTTCGGGGATGGATATAGACAGATATCACTTGACGGAATAAACTATGAATGGGAACAATGGTCATTACAATTTATACCAATGACCAATTCAACAACAAACACCTTAGAAGCATTACTATTAAATTCTGTCAACGGAACATCTAATTATTTATCATGGACTCCTCCAGGTGAATCATCAACAAAATATTGGACAGCCCACTCAATAAACAGAATGTATCTAGATATAGATAAATGGCAAATTTCATGTGTGCTAAGAAGAGAATTCCCTGTAGCATAGGAGTATTTTAAATGACAACTAATCTAAAGATACATCAGGATATACATAAATTAAACGTGGGTAGTCCTATTGTATCGTTATTTAAATTAGATTTAACACCAATAGCTCCAGCAGAAGATCCTATTTATTTTTCAATCGGTCCAGTTGATGGAGCGATTATCACATTTAATGGAGTTGACTACCCACCAATTCCAGTAGAAGTTGAAGGTTTTGAATATCCTGGCGACGGAAAAATGCCAAGACCTAAAATAAAAATATCAAATATAACCCTAGCACTAATTGCATATGTCAATGCATATAAAGATTTATGTGGTTGTATTATAACCCGCAGACGTACATTCAAAAAATATCTAGATTCACAATCCGGAGCAGATCCAAACGCACAATTTCCAAGCGATGTCTATTATATAGAAAAGAAAACAAGACAGAATCCTTTATTTATCGAATGGGAACTTGCCGCAATTATGGACAACGAAAACTTAATAACTCCAAAACGTCAGGTATTAACTATATGTACACATAGATATGGTATAGGTGGGTCTACTACAACTTGTCCATATGATGGTGGTGAAGGTTATTATGATGAAGCTGGTAACGTTGAAATTTTAGCAAATGATATGTGTGGTAAAAAGTTGTTTGATTGTAAATTGAGATATCCAAATTCAGATGATGAATTGCCGTTTTATGGATTCCCTGGAATAGGAAAAGTTGGTACGCCATATAGGAGATAAGATGTATTTAACAAACAAAAAACAATACTTTTCACAATCGGCAATACACGATGCGATTAAATACGTCCAATCTAAGTGGCCAGAGGAATCAGGCGGAATTATTGTTGAAGAAGAATTTGTTCCTATTGAGAATAGTGCTACAGATTTAATTAATAATTATGAAATAAACAATGCTGACTTTGATAGATTATATCGGGATGGCGATATTCAATGTGTAATTCATAGTCACGAGACAGGATCTCATTTTGCATTAGCTTCTTTTGAAGATCAACAAAGACAGATTGAGTTAGATATTCCTTGTGGAATTGTTTCAATGAAAAACAAATCTGTGACACATGTTATATTTTGGGGAGATCAACTACCACTTGAACCAGTTTTAAAGAGACAGTTTTTCTATGGCATTTGGGATTGCTATGGACTGTGTAGAGATTACATTAGGCAGAATATGAGGTTTACTCCGCCAAATAAACCAAGAGAGTTTGTTTTTTGGCATACAAAAATTGATTTCATGGGAACAACAATGGACTCAATGCCATTTATAAAGATACCTCTTGAAGAAGTACAACCAAACGATTTTATTTTATATAATATAAAAGGGACAACAAACGTAAACCACTGTGCTGTTAATCTTGAGAACGGAGTCCTTCATCATTTCTTTGGACAGATTTCAAGAATACTTCCAAGATCATCACATAAAATATATGCAAGATATGCAGTAAGACATAATCCCGAGTGGGAGGGATATAAATAATGATTGAAATTCATGGAGCTCTTGCAAGAGCATTTAAAAAGAAATTTAATACAACCAAAACCAGATTCAATATAAAAGCGCGATCTGTTCGTGAAGTTATTCAAGCAATGGATTGTAATTATAAAGGATTCAGACAGCTGTTTAAGAAGCATGGATACTACAGAATAGTTAGAGGTAAGAATATTGTAAACGGCACACCTGTATGCGAGGATGAGATTGAATTAAAGTTTGGTATATGTGATTGGTTTATAATGCCAGCGGCACGTTTTAGTGGTGGTAAGGGTGGTGGTCCTTTTATGGTTATACTTGGTATTATATTAATAGTGGTAGGTGTTGTATTTAGCCAGCCATATTTGGTAATGGCCGGTATAAGTATGATAATGGGAGGAATTAGTGTTATGATGATGCCGGGTGAGCCAGATGATAAGGAAGTTGAAAAGAAACCATCATATTTATTCAATGGTCCGGGCAATTATGTTGAACCAGGTTTAGCTATTCCTGTTCATTACGGTGAAGGATATATTGGTTCAAGGTTTATATCGGGATCAATCGAGACGGTGGACTTATTATAATGGATGACAAAAAAATAAAATTCAGCAAGGGTGGCGGTCATACTCCAGTTGAGTCACCAAACACACTTCAATCTAAAACAATAGCAAGGTTGGTTGATTTGTTGTGTGAAGGACCAATTGAAGGACCTGCGATTCACGACAATGATACTGTAGATAAAAACAGGTGGATGAAATCTACATTCTTTAATGAAACACAAGTAAAGGAAAACGGAAGCCCTGACGCTGGAACTCTTCATTTTAAAGGAGCCACAGTTGAAGGTAGGTATGGTGAAGGCGATGGAGTTCAAACATATTTACGTGGATTCGATAGTGTAGATACCGAAACAACCGTATCTACAGATGTTACTGTTTTAGCTGGACCTGTAACTCGAACAATAAATGATACAGAAGTAGATGACGTTGTAGTTACAATACAAGTGGGTGGTCTCTTAGAAAACGAAGATGATGGCGATATTGTTCCTACATCCATTAGATTTAATATTAAAGTTACACCAGATGGTGGAGCTCCTGTTACGGTTAGAGATGTAGTATTGTCAAAAGAAAAGACTGTATCCAAGTTTAGACGACAGTATTTAATTGAAAATTTAGTTAGTTATGGTGCTGGACCTTGGGATATTACAGTTACAAGAATAACAGCAGATTCTGACTCATCTAGACTTGTAAATGCTATGTCTTGGTATTCATATTCAACAAAGAAGAATGTAAGATTGAGTTATATGGATAGTGTTGTAGTCGGAAGCACACTAGATGCTGCATTGTTTGGTGATAATATTCCCTATCGTTGTTGGAAACTTCGTGGATTACTAATTAAATATCCTGATATCTATACTCCAGATAAGGATGATGGTGGTGGGACGTATTCTGATGATTGGGATACCGTCTCATGGTCAACTGGTTATTGTACAAACCCAGCTTGGGTTGTATATGACTTTTGTATAAACACAACTTACGGTCTTGGACTTCCCCCTGAAAATGTAGATCATTATAAACTTTATGAAATTGCTCAATACTGTGACCAAGAAGTTTCTTATAATATAAAATATAGACAAACAGATGGTACATATTTAAGCACTGCTGTAACAGAACCACGATTCACCGCAAATGGAACAATTGAATCTAGAGGACAAGCGTTAAAAGTATTGTATAATCTTTGCTCTATATTCAGAGGTTTTCCAATTTGGTCATCTGGTTATTTATCATTTGTATATGATGCACCAACAGAGGTATCAAGAATTGCCTCACCATCAAATGTTAAAGATGGGTATTTTGAATATCAGGGTGTAGATAAAACCTTAAGATATACAGCATGTAAAGTTACATATAACGATATTGATAACTTTAGTAAACAAGAAACTGTTATTGTTGAAGATGAAGCTGGTATCTCATTATACGGTTATAACGTAATTGATTTCTATGCTGTATTATGTAAAAGTAGAAACGAAGCGATAAGACGTGCTAAATATCATTTATATACAAGTATTAATCAAACAGAAATAGTAACATTTAATGGTGGATATGAGTGGTCGGATTGTATTCCTGGCGAAGTTATTGGTATTCAAGATCCTTATTATGGTTCAGATCCATTAAGAGGAAAGGTTGTTTCTGCAACATCTACATCTGTAACCTTAGATAGAAATGTAACAATTGCCCCAGCAGTAACATACACACTTCATGCAGCAGTGTCGGGTACAGATGGTACATCTGAAAATGTAGTAGCAACTATTTTAACAAAAGAATTAACAAACAGCGCAGGTACAACTAAAGTATTGACATGGTCAATACCAGCCGATCACACACCTGCTAACGAATCTGAAGTTGTAATAGCTGCTTCAAATTCATCTTTGACATATAAAGAATTTAAAGTTGTAAGTATAGCAGAGGTAAGTGAAAATGAATATACTATAAGCGCATGTGAATATAATTCAAGCAAATATGCGGAAATTGAAACTGGATATACAGTTGAAAACCCAGCAGACTCTAATTTACCAACTGGAAATCTTTCAGCTCCATCTAACTTACAAATACAACCTTACACATATACTGATGGTGATTCTCAAAATCGAAAATATGCAATGCTTATTAGTTGGGAGGAGTCTGATGATCCTCGTACAGAATGGTATGAGTTAGAATACAAACAAAACAACGAACCTTATATAAAACTAAAACAAACACGCGACTCAAGCTATGACTGGAGAAACATTTATGCAGGTACATATGACTTTAGGGTAAGAGCAAGGAATCTAACCCTATTCTCAACCTATGCATACTTTAATGATTTCACAGTAACCGCTACAGTTGATGGTCCATTACCACCTTCTAATTTAAGAACCAATGAAGGTTCAGATGAATTTAGCGGTCGTGACTGTCATGTTCTTTGGGATCCGTCAGACGGATCTGGATTTACTACAGATGATAATACCGGCGTTATTATTTTTGATACAACATCTGTTGGAACATCTAACATAGTTGGTTACAAAGTTGAAGTATACACAACTGTAGATGTTTTATTAAGAACATTTACAACGGCATCTAAATATGATGAAGAATATGTCTACACCTATGCCATGAATGTTGAAGACAACTCGGGGACCCCAATACGTGAAATAAAATTTAAAGTTTATACGATGGATGTATATGGGGACACATCTGATCCTGCGACTATGGTAGCATCTAATCCTGCACCAGATATGTCTTCTACAACTCCAACTGTTACTCCAAAGACAGGATATTTAAAAGTAGAATGGACTCCTACTTCGGATAACGATATGGAGTATTATAAAGTTTATATAGATACTTCCAATCCACCTACTACAGAAGTAGCAAGGATTATTCATCCAGATAATATATTTGAATTTTTTGATGTTGAATATGGAACAACTTATTATGTTAAGGTTTATCCGTATGATGGATTTGGGGTAGGAACTCCTTCTGTTATACCTGGCGGTCAAAGTCCTTTATTGATTCCAGCTGTTAATGTGGATGTTGAACTTGAAGGTTCAATAACAATCACAACAGATGCATCTTATTCAGGAACTCTTACAGATGTTTATGATGGAGTTTTTGCATCTGGTGGTGTAACAATTTCTGATCCATCATCTAAATATATTGACTATGCATACAAGATGACTAGTTACTTTGACCGAATTGCTATCTGGTCTGCAAACGCAAACCCAATAGTTTATTTCGCATTGTCAGATGATGCGGGATCGACTTGGGAATATTTTGCGGGTTATTCAGCGGGCGAGTTGACATCTTATGGAACAAGTCAAGCTAATGCAATTTCAAATGCTTGGAATTTATCAGCAGGATTTAACACTGGACTTCTTCCAAATAACACAATAGCGAATCAAGTTAGAATCTATTTCACAAACGCAAATGAAACAATTATTTATGAGTTTGTACCTTCGAGAATAATCATATCCGAACTTGCAGCAATTGAAAGTCTGTCTGCTATATCCGCAGATATAGGAACTATTACAGCAGGTAATATACAGACAAGTGATTATGGTTCAGCTACGGGTATGAATATTGATCTCGATGCCAAGACTATCTATATGGGTGGTTCTAACAGTCCTATATTTAGTTATGACGATGATACTCGAGTTTTAAACTGCACAGGAACATTTGTATTTAGTTCAGGTTCAACAGGATATTCAAATATCACAGATGCACCAACAAGTCTATCTGAAATAGATTCAACAGCCAGCCTTAAACTAGACGGCATAGATGACTATGCAACAAACAACGCATCATGGGAACATGCAGATGATCAAACAAAGATAGATGGTGGGAAGTTATATGTTGGATCGACTATAAAATTACAAGAGGGTGGACAGGCGGAGTTTGGCGATAAAAATGTTATTATTGATACACAAGGAAACCACGGATCAATTGTTGTATCTGAGGATGGGGGACCCGAAGTTGGAGATTATTGTGTCATATCAGATGGCGGAATCGACTTTTATATTTTGGTTGGCGGAGAACATTACCCATATAAATCATTGAATAGAGTTGAAACCGGAACAGCTGCAAATGGAACTTGGACTACAATTCCAGGGTATTTTAAATACATACCAGAGGTTATTGTTAGTCCAGCATCATTACAAACTTATAGTGTCAATTATCCGACTCAATCTCAAAGTCTAAGAATGGAAGCTACACAAATTCAAGAAACATCAGCGGGATCAAAGCGATATAAATTCTATACACAAGCAACACTTGAATTGAGTGAAGGATCAACGGGTGGTGTTCCTGTAAATGATACCGAATCTAGATATGTTAGTTCCAATTCTTCATTATCATCATGGGCAACACTAACTCAAAGTCCAACTATAACTAATATATTACCAAATACAAGACAGCTTACAGTTAATTTAAAAACTGGCGGATATACATGGGATCACCATTATGCAACTAAAATAACAACATACAAGGATGGATCGACAAGCACTAGAATCGGTTATTATACTTTTTATTCAGCGGCTTATACTATAAGATTGTGGGTATATCTTGTTGGATCTGGTTGGACATATGTAGATAAATATGTCAATCCTGGAAGATCATCATCTAGTGTAATACTGTCATACTCAATGGGTTATTCAAGTACACAATATGATATTGGTCAGTTCTATACTCAATGGTTTTATAGTGGTTTAAATAGTGGAGTTAATGTAAATGGAACTACAACTGTGGACAAGACATATGAATTGTTAAGTGTTGTCAGTTATTCATCTAACCAAGTGGATACAGCAATTTTAGCAACAGGCAATCTTAATTGGATGGCAATAGGAAGTTAATATGAAATATGTTGATGACTTAAATGATTTCTTATACATAGTTAAAGATGATCCTTGTGCTGAAATTGGGGTTCATAAGAAACATCCAACGAAGGCACCTTTCCATGCCGGACATATCCACTGTATTAAAGAGATGTTAAAGTTGAAATGTAAATACAAAGTAGTTTTAATGTGGGATAGTGAGAAGGGTATGAAATATGTTTACAACAGAACAGTACAAAATAGACCCCTTAATTTAAATTATATGAAAAGTGTTCTTGAAAAAACAGGAATTGATATATTTTACTATCTAAAACACGAAGATTTTATAAATAAATGGCTGCCAAAGATAGATTTACATGAATATCATAAATTTATTGATGAGGTAATAACGAAGGAAAACTATCCAAGGACTCTTGA